AGGCCTGTTATACCCCCAATCTCGGCGGTGGTCGACTTGATGACCGCGGGTGTGATCGTACTCAGGAGGGTGATCGAGCCTGATGCATTGTATGACGCCGCGGCGGGATAACCGTCCGGGACACCCTTACCCGTGAAGTCCGCCATGAACGGCTTTCCGAGCTCACCCACAAATTTTACATTGAACATCGCCGAGTGTGCCTTTGTCAGTAAAGAGTTACCGGTCGTCTTGTCACCGGTGTACCCCCATAATGTCATGTCCTTCCAGTCCGTCGCGATGTCTGACGACGGTGCGTACGTGAACTTATTCGTTGACGGTCCCGTCTTCGACATGCCACAACACTGTAGCAGGTCGGAGACATTTGGCATCGTGGTCGTGCCTGACGGCACTATGGGCATCGCTATCTTGATGTCGATGGGGGAGGTGCCCTTGACCGCCTGTGGTTGGCCGAATATACCCTGTGCGAGGTTCTGCGGTCCGAAGGCCGGCACGTAATCCATTGAGAAGTTATCCTCAACGGCCCGCTGGTCCGTCAGGGCAAGGGATGACTGTTTCGTACCGAGCGCCGACTGGAGCTTACCCAACAGTAGATTTAACTTTTGGAACGACGGATTCATAGTCTTACCCCTTTCTTAAAAACAGGCCCAGATTATTTTAAGGTCGTTATTAATGAATGTACCTGAGATATCAAACACGTTTAAACCGGCATCCGCCGCCTGCTTGACCGCCGTGATGGAACACATGCCGGACGCCGATGCTATCGTTATCGAGTTGGGTGCCGCGGGTGTGATCTGGATTGAGAAGTCACCAAGCGTCTGGCCGTCCATCTTCTCGATGGGATTGGAGCTCACGGTGCCTAGACTCGTCTGTAATACCTGGGCCGTGAACTTGACGTCACGACCGACAATCATCGCCTGCGAGTGACCGTACCACTTTGACGCGTCCTTGACCATCTCAACCTTGTTACCTATTATGACGTCGAACTTTATGACCTTGAGCGATATGCCGCCAACCGTCATCAGGGTCGCCTTTATGACGGCCGGCACTATGGAGCTCAGTAATGGCATGCCTGTCGGGTACGTGCTGGCATAGGGGTACTCATTATCACCGACGGCACCCTTACCCGTGAACTCAAAGAATAGTGGCTTGCCAAGCTCCCCGGCGATCTTACAGTCAAACATGCACGAGTGGGCCGTGGTCAGCAATGTGCTGCTCGCGGTCTTGTCACCGGTGTACCCCCACAGGGTCATGTCCTTACACTCGCCCACGATGTCCGAGGACTGTACGTAGGTCAGTGGAAAGAACTCAGGGGTCAACTTGATACCACTGCAACCCAAGAAGTCCTGCACGGTGGGCGGTGTTATGAAACTTGAGATTGCTATCGCGGGCATTGATATCTTGGCATTGCACTCGGCGACACCCTTGACCGTCTGTGGCTGCCCGAAGATGCCCTGTGAGAGGGCCTGTGGACCGAATGTCGGTACAAAGTCCAGTGAGAAGCTGTCCTCCACGGTACGAAAATCAGTGGCACCGACCGGGACGGTCTCCTCCACACCCATTACCGCCTGCACCCTACCTAGTAATACGTTAAGCTTATGAAATGACGGTTGCATAGTGCCTCCAATTTAGTACACGTGATAGAACACATTCCAACGGGTCGTCAACTTACCCGGTCTCGATGTATCACCTGCCGCAAAGTCCTCGACGATCTTATCCTTATAAGTTATGACGGACTCACCCGACAGTGCCAAGTACCCGTAGGCAGTCGCGGGTGGGTTGCCAAAGAATAATCTCCTCAAGTCCGCCACACACTGGTCATAATAGGCATCGGCCGCAAGTATGGGATGCGGCTCATTCGGTGTCATCTCATTTGGTTGCATCTCTATTATAAATTCTGCATTTGCCATACCATAGAGGTCTAGTTGTCTAGAACCTGATGTAGCCTCCGTCTTATACCTTATCACCGGACTTGGCCAAAATTGTACTAACGCGTTATCCATCTCATTAGCACTCTTCCAGTCAAAATTGTACCCGTCAGTGATCTTCATCGAGAGGATTAATAACCTAATCTCCTCCGCTATCTGCTTTAAGTGTGAGTTGGCGACCATCGCATAAACATCGCTTGACTGCGTCAACCCACTAGTTGATGTCAATATTAATGCATATCTATCTGAATCATTCGGCTGCGCATTTGGATGTGCGTAGATGACGAAGACATTGGTCGGGTCCACTATCGGAAACACCGCCGGCAGTATCGCTATCTCAGCCGGCACGTAGACGAATGGTAGACCGTTTCTCAACATCGCGACATTAGTTATTGCCTCACCTGACACGTGCATTGAGAACGTCAGGATCTCCCCGACCCTCAACTTCTGTGGCGTCACCGGTTGTGTCACGACAGTTAATGCCATTTAGCCCCTCCAGAGTGTACCGCCACCGACCTTGTTCACCGGAAATAATGCGTTCATCGGCCACAGAAACATCTCGCGCGTTATTGTCGGCCGCATCTTTTCACACTGCTTTGAGTACCAGTCGAGCTTAACTTTATGTTTTTCTTGGTCTGTGACCGGTAAATTATTCGTGCCAAAATTGTCCCTAAAGACGAGGTAGCAGAAGTAATCAACACAGTACTCCTTCACCTTTGCGTGGGCCAGTGGGATCGTGATTGACGTGACGACCAACCCACGGTCCTGGGCCAGCGACTGGAGGTCATAATCAACGAGGTTGAACCACGTCGCAAGTCGACTGTCACCCTTGGTTATGAACTGCATCACTATCGAGTCCGTGATGTCAGTTGACGCTATGTATAGTCCACCCGATGCACTCATAGTCCTGCCTCCCGTAGTACTTTGTCAATGGCATTATTTATCCTGGTCATAATATTTGAATCCTGGGCCAATAATGCATTTATTAAGAAGGGATCCGCCGTGATCCCTGACACCTCGTGGCCTGAACTAAAAAATTCATTGCCACCCTCAACCCAGTGTAATGCCCTAGCATTCCGTGGTCTTACAAAGTGTTCTTTAGTCCCATCGTGCACCCACTTACCATAGGGTGCCAATGTCTCATCGATGAAGACCCGACCTGATAGGCCGTCAGGTCCAATATCATAATTAATCGCCTGCTCTAACTTATGTGAGTGACTTTCAAAATCGTGATTCTGGCGGGCATAATGTTGAACATCACGGAGGGACTCCTTCAAGGCAAGTCTTAATTCATTATTGACATCATTCTCTATATGTTCTAAAGCTAAGGATAGCCTTGATAAGTCGATTGTGTACGTTAAGTTCAATCCCGCCATTTTAAATGGAAGGGCGGATTGAAGTCCGCCCCTCCAAGAAAAACTTAGCCCATCAAAACCATAATATGCTCTGGCTGCACAGCCTTAAACCCCCAGGCGAGATGCAACTCCCAAGAGCGCTGTCCATACTGGGCAATATCACAGAGTAAGTACGTCATCCCGAAAGAATCACTGACGGGCATCTGTGTGATCGTCGGGTTCTCCGGGATGAGCGGTGGACGCAGGATTGCGACTACCGAGGACCGTTCAAACGCGACGTTCGGCACATAATTTGCACCGATCGTGATCGTCTTACCATCAACCGTCAGGACCCTCAGTCCGGGACGGCCGATTGTGAAGGCACCCGGTGCCGCAAGTCCGACATTGCAGACGTACTTATTTGTGTCCGACTCGATGGCAAGTACGTCACCGGCGAGCATCGTGCCATTACCGGTCTTCGCACCAAGTGTGTAGTCACCGACCGTCAGACCGAAGGTCTGGTCAATGACATAACTTGTGCCACCACCCTTTGTGTGCGTCACGATTGAGGCATCAACACGGGGTGTAAAGCCGAACTGCTGCTTTATGATACCTGAGCGCCGCTCCTCATCGTCACCTGCAGCGTAAGCCTGCTGTATGATACCGCACTTCAACAGGTTCTGGTAGGCATTGATGTTTAAATCTAATTGCATGTCACTGAACGGGGCTCCATTTTTCTTCAACTCGGCCCAGAGGTCCGTCCATGAAGAGAGGGTGCCATCCGCAAATGGGGTCGTCCCAGCCGTTCCAACAGCACGACAGGCACCCTGTTTAATTGCAACCGCGCAGTCTGCCGCGGCCGCATTTCTCAGTGCGCGCATGCCCTGCAACATCATCTGACGCACCCACTCCTTATTTGAATTCGCGTTCTCGAGGGACCGGATTTGCTCTCCGGTTAAGAACCACGTCGCCTTGTTAGATGCCGTGATTATGACCTCGACATTTCCGGCCGTCGCATCAGTACCACCTGGTGCGTAAGCAGCAGGGGTAAAAGTTTCAACAGCACGCACTGGGGCAACGGGCACGAGAACCTTATCGCCGACCGCCACTCCCTTATTATCGAAGTCCTTATTCACGCCGTCCAAACAGCCAACGGGCTCCTGTGAAACCACCTGCGCCACTGAGAACAGAAGTGGTTGCAGTGCGGTTAAGACGTTTGTACCTGTTGCCATAATCTTTTATCTCCTTAAAAATTGTTTATTCGTAACATGTGCCGCCGCTATTGATGAAGGCGGCCTGCTCCTTACCACCCAACTTCTTCCACTCACTTAAGAGCATCTGCTTCGCACCCGGCGTACTCCTCACCCCTGCAGTACTTCCAGCACCGGGTCTCTGCTGGATAGCCACGAGATTTGGGTTGGCCTTCTTGAAATTGTCAAGGCCAGTCGCCATGTCAAACCTATCATCATTGTCGACGAATATAACCTGATCACCGTCTAGGTCAACCTTACCTGAATTGATGAAATCCTTAATGATGAATGGTGCCCCGTGGATGTCCTTCATCTGCTCCTGCAGTATGGAGGTGATTGTCGACACCTTCGCACTGTGTTGGGCGTCCTCCTTCTCCTTCCGGAGGACCTCAAACTTTCTATTGAATTCCGTCCTGATTGCCTCAACCTCGGAGTTCTTCTTGCCCTTGGAAGACCGGTTCATCTCCTCCTCAGCATCCTTGAGTTGCTGTTCGAGGTCACCATCGGGGTCAAATTCCAGTCGTGTCCGTAAGAAGTCACGGTACTTATTTGCGGCGGTCATGTGTTTCTTTACCTCTGATCCCTTATTACGACTCTCAGTGATACCACGTTCTTTCTCGGCCGCAACATCCGCATCGTGCCAGTCCTGAATGGCTTTCGCGTCCTCAGGCTTCAACCCCTTTAAGAGATCTTCCACTGACATAAAAACTCCTTTTGCCGCAACGGGCTTAACTGCCGAGCATCCTCAACGGGTTTAATACCTTGCCTCTACGGGCTGTAGTGAGAATCCTCAACGGGTTTTATTCGATCTTACGATTAATCTTCAGACTTTTCTGTCTCTCTTTTTCTTCATGCGCACCAACATCAACAGTCTTATTGACATCCTCGAGGGGACAGAATGCCTGTATGATGTTCGCATTATTGATGAAATTCTCAGCCGCATTACAGGCCCTCCCCTTCATCAGCTCAGGCCTGTTGATCTTTAGCGCCAGGACGGCGGCCGGTACATTGTGTGCGCACTCGGAACACTTTGTGACGTATAGTACCTTTACCTGCATTTGCCCCATCCCGCCTTTCCAGCATTCTTTGCCTTAATCCAGCCAGCAAGCGCCGGGCTCATACCCTTTTTCAGTAATTTTGACATCTTACGTACCTTAACTTTTTTCGCCATGTTATGCCCCCTGACCCTTCCAGTGGTCAGCCATCGAACTGTGGTGGTCTGCCATGGACTTGTGATGCTCAACCATCGACTTGTGGTGGTCACTCAGGTCACTGTGTGCCTTGGCGACACCGTCGTGGTGGTCGGCCTTGACCTGGTGGTGCTCGGCCAACTTTGAGTGGTGGTCCGCCATAGTCGCATGGTGATCCGCCATAACCTCGTGGTGGGCGGCCGTCGAGCCGTCACTGTGCGTCATACCTGAACTTTTAACCCCCTTAATGAATTTTGGCATAAGACTCTCCTTACGGCGTTGAGCCGTCCTTGTAAACGCCTGGCCATAGTGTTAGTGTGACATCGAATGTGACCGTGGTCCCATGGGTGCCATCACCGATGAGATCAAATTCCGCCGGTATGTGTATCGGTGCAACGACCCCTGCCAATGTAAAGTCCAATAGGCACCAAGAACCCACTGGGTCATTGACGAGGTGGACTGCGAGTAGACCACCACCGCCAGTGGCAATCCTACTCACCGACGCCCCATAACAGGATATTAGTGCCTTACCATTGTGGACGGGCACCCACGTGGTCGCCGGACCCACGATGGCTATGTTGGCACCACTAATGTGACTCTTTGGCGGTGCGACCTGGTATACTGAAGCCTGCGTAGAAAGCATAATTTACTCTCCTTGTTTTATTTCTTTGACCGGTTCCGGGGGAGCCTCCTTGGCATCCCAGACGCCCAACATTACCTGTGCCTCATTAAGGGCACCGTCCGCCTTATCAAACTGCTCCTTGGCGACCATGAGCTGCTCCCTAAGCTCCCCGATCCTCTTTATTAAGAGCTCCCTGGTGAGTGCCATTAGTACGACACCACCGGTAGGTACCCAAGCGCCGTGCCTGCCTCATCGCACACCGCTATACGACCGATAGACGTGCCAATCGATGCCGTGCTTGCGGCATAACCGACATTTGTGCCGACACAGAGGCCGAAGTCAAAGGCACCGGCGGCCGGTGTCTGGAATTTCAGTACTGCAGCCTTACCTGTATGTGTGCCTGCCAGAGTATTTGAGCAGAATTTATGGGCCGATATAACCGAGCTCGCGGCGATGACCGCACTTGTGGGCAGGTCTATCATCGAGTACCCACCGCACGCGGCACCACCAACCGTCGCGGTCGACGTGCACTCCAGGTAGTTCCAACTACCTGCGACGTGGCCTGTGACACCGGAGATGTTTGACGTGACCTTCACGTGGTTCTCAACACCGAATAGTGATACGTCGCCGGTGTGTGCGACCGTGAGTAAGAATCTGTGACGGATTGCCTTGAAGGAGTTGCCCGGGGTCAGTACCACACCTGCGTCATCCGTGCAGATGTCAACGACCTTGGTCTTATTGTCTGTCGAGGAGTTGTAGTAGAGCCGTTTGCCGTAACCTGCCGTCTCCGAGCTAAAGGCACCGATTATGATATCGGCACTCGTATTGTCGGACGGCATCCAAACTGTACCACCATACGTCATCATAATGGACCTCCGTTGAAAGAGTTTAAAACAGTTACTGTATTACAAATGCCTGATGGATAAGTGACGTAAAATAGGTGATGTTTGGATGAGATGTATCATTACGGGTTTGAACCGTCGATGCTTTAGACAAGCATTGTCAACCAGACTTCTGAAATCTCATCCGGAGCACCATATTTGCCGTCAGTGATTAATCCAAAGATAAAGCCATTATTAAGGTTCTCCGTGTAAGGCATCATAAAAGTCACCGATATCATCCGGCACGGTCTCGAGCTGGTCAATGTCCTCATTAATACTCGGGTCAAAGTCATTTGTGTCGGCATCGTCGTTCTCTGACTCTCCCCTATAGACGGCCTCACAGTCACACCAACAGTTCGGGTGGGTGAATGGCGGCTCAACGTCGGCAGGATAGACACCGTCACCCATGCCGTAAAAATCTGAGTTGGCATAATCCTCACAGTCGCAGTTACTCTCCGGGTCGTGGTCGTCCGCCAGGACCCACCTCCAACCGACGGCGTCCGGGTCGTGGTTGACGTCGGCAATGAATGCCTGCCTATAGGCCCTCGTCCACTCGGACTGTGCGATCCTCATGGCATTGTACTTCGCCTTCTCCTCAATGGCGTACCTGACCGCACCCTCAAACTGTTCGGAGGATGCGTCAGTCGCAAGGTTTAAAACTTTCTGGTACGCGACCTGCAACTCCTCAGTCTTTAAGGTGCCAAGGTCGATACCCTCAACCATGCGGTCAACCTTTTGTTGGAACTCCCTAAAGCCCATGGCATCATCCGAGAGCCTATACAACTGTCTAGCATTGTCTATTACTTTCTCAATGTCCTGCCTAATTATCGACTCGTCCCTTATGACGAGATCCTCCTCGACCAATCTCCTGGCCGCGGTGGTCATGTTCTCCCTTGCCACAAAGCTCTGTTTTATCGACCGGGTGATCTCAGCCATGTGGGTCGGGTCCTCGACGACCCTGGTGCTAAAACTGCCCGAGAGTTTGGCGTGCTCCAGGTACCAATTTGTTGCGGAAACCTCGCTCATGTGCCCATCCCATCTGCAATAGCCTTTCCGATCCCATCCTTCAATATATCCTTGAGCTGGCCGTTCACGTCAAAGACGATGTAGGCCCTCTGGACGACCTTGTTGATGTCATTGAGGTTACTCCTCTTATCGATATTGTCGATGATGTACTTGGTGACCGGCCCCATGATCCCGTCATAGTTGTGACCGAAATCCCTGAGCCGTTTAGAGGTTTGCTTGAAAGATGATCTTCTCATAAACGACGTGACCTCATCATTTAGGGTGGCGTCATAAGGTGAAAAATGATTTTGTCGAGCACAATTTTTGGGATCAAAATCATTGTCTAACTGTCAACAACGCGACACGGTATAAATTAGTAATTTTTAGGTCCCAAATCTCTCGCGTGCGTAACAACACGTCACCCAACACTCTTATCGTGGATCTCCTTGAGCTGTGCAAGTTGCATTGGTGTAAAGTCCTTAAAGAACTCGTGGTTGGGTGCCACACTTGCCAGTTCGACGGCCAGGTACTCCGACTTGTGGTACTGGTTTATCAGGGCCGTCATGAGTGCCCGCTTGCCAACCTGGTTGGTGTCCACGACCTTGAACAACTGGCAGATCGTGCTGTTGACGTACTGTTCTTCCGCCGTCATGGTCATCCTCCTTAGACAGTCATATGTTGCAAATGCAATCGACTCAATTAGTTCGTCCATTACTGGCCGCCACCCAATTCTAACTCCGTCTGTGATCTCTCCGATAGTCCACCCGCGGGTGCCGGTTTCTTCTCAGCCGGCGGCAGTGACTCCTGCTGCTTGAAATAGGCCTCCATCTCGTCCATGACGGCCTTCAACTTCTCCGGGTCGTTGAGGATGAGTGACTGAGTGATCTTCTCCCAACTGTACCTCTCCAGCGGTTCAGGCGGCATGTTCTTCAGGACGCTCAACACCCTGTCTATGGTGTCATCCGCCTGGGTCGGGCTAAACTCGCTGGGATACGTGCAGGTGTAGGTGAAGTCCGTGTTCGTGTACTTCTTAAATAGCTCGACGATTGAGTTCTCCAGGTTGATCGTTGCCTTGGCAACATTCTTCAACTGGACCTCCTTGGCCCTGAAGTCCCACTCCTTTGAGATGCCCGACTGTTGGCGGACCGAGTGTGACCGTGCCTCGACACCGTGCATGTTGAACTCGATCCTTATCTCATCCTTGAGACGTTCACAATTTTCAACCAGGGACTTGATGCCCTCCTGACTGGGCATTATGAACTGCGGTGGAAACTTCGCGTCCGCATTGACGTTTATAAAGTTGACGGGTGACATCAGGAGCTGTGTGATGTCGAGGCCTGAGGTGCACAGGATCGGAAATGACTGGTGGATCTCCTGGACCAGGATCCAGGATTCTTTATTGTACAGACTAAAACATAAGTTGACCGTAGAGTAGAAGCTGGGGTTCGGGAAATTCACGAGATTCTTACTGTCAGCAAAATCTAATATTGGTATAACCGGTAGGACACCCAACCCATGTGTTCCATGTGCGTCCTCAATCTCCTTCATCATCGTGGGATTGTCCTTGTCCGGGATCTCGTGGTACATGCGCCAGCCCTGTTCGTCCCACTCCCGGTAGTACTGGACATTTACGAGCAACTGTGAGCCCTCGCTCCTCTCCTGCTCGATGTGGTCCCTGAAGGTCACACGGTCGAGGGCGCCCCAAGGTGTAGTGTGCCAGCGGTGGGTCTCCTGTGGGTGCTTCACATAGATATATGGCATCAGTCGGCCATCAATCGTCTCCTTCTCAGTCTTTGCGAACGTCAACTCCTGCGGCAGGTTGTCCATCACGATGAACGCGATGTCGTACAGCCTCGCGTGGAGGATCGCGTTCTGTAAGGTATTGTGCAGGGATGTGCCACAGTTGTCGCAGTTCTCAATGAATGCGTCATACAACGGTGATGACGACTTACGATTAATGGCACCTGAGAAGATGGGGTCAATCAGTGAGTCAACACCGCCCTTGAAGACGTTCCGGTAGTCACACATCGACCGTCGCTCCTCATAAAAGATCTCCCGGAGGTGTGGGATGAGGTACGAGCCGTCCATGTAACCATGTGATCCCTCGTAAGTGTGAAGTATGAAATCATAGGGAGACATCTTGTGGACATCACGCCAGCAGCGCGTATCCTGTATCATCCAGCGGCTTGGGATTGAGAGTCGGTCACCTGAGGGTGTCAACACTGACTGCGTCAATAGGTCCACGGCCGAGTTGTTAGACTCGAGGCCGCGGTTTGCGATGTCAATCTGTCCTGGGACTGCCGGTGTCATTACGTCTAGGGGCATAGGTCACTCCTTGTTAATATGCGATACGACCTGCGAATCCTTTTTGTTTTGTGAGGTATGTGAAAACTGCGTAACGTCTTGCGTCCATCAGGTGGTCGAACCCATTTGATGCCGGGACATTCAGTATCTTGCCCGTCTTGTCCCGTGCGTACATGTAGTTCCGGGACTCCTTGATGCCATTTAGAGAGACCTTTGTCCAGAAGATGTCATAATTATTCACCCTCTGTATGCCGGCAATCACTGAGTCCGTGCCCTTGACACACGGCTTTATGTTCCAACCGAGCCTATAGAGCTCCTCAATCGATTTCGGCTCCGCCGAGTCGGCGATGATCTCATCCGAGTGCTTCTTCAGTCCGTGCTTCTCCATAAGATTGCTCAGGTCAAGGTTGGTCAGGCCGGTCTGGTAAATCATCTCATGGCAGCATATCGCCCTGCCTGAGATCTTGACCTGTATGAGTGCGCATGGGTCGTTTGTGAACCCAAAGTCGAGACCGAATAACTGGACACCCTCCCTGGGCCACCTGTCATTGTCAATGATGTGGAAGATCGGGTGTATCAGGCCCTCAATGTTACCGACAAGGCCGAGGCCATAAACATTCCACCAGTTCGGGTCCCGGTCCTTACGTGATTCTATATTTTCTATGATGCGTGGGTCCAAAAATTGTCTCGCATCATTATAAGTCGAGTGTATAAAGCAAATATTACGGTCTGCCGGAAAACATGACCTTGTGTAGTCGTTGATGCCGTACTGCGAGAGGAGTTCATGGATCCAGAACTCGGAGGTCGGGTTGAAGTCCAAGAAGGTCGTGCCGCTTGTGCGAACCTGCAGTTCATCGAATGCGTCCTTTGTGATGTTATTCGCCTCATTTATGAATAGGTGACGTCGACGACCGCCTCGGAGCTTCGAACTCTGGTCGACAGAGAAGAACTCCAACTCGTTCCGGTGTGAGAATTGGTAGATGTGGTCCGACTTGTTGAACAGGTTGTCATCAAAGTATGGGCCGAGGATGCGCATGAAGTCGCGGATCATGCCACGCTTGAGATGCGGCATCGACTCAGAGACACAACTAACGATGTCCATGAATGTGTTCATCGATAGAAATGTCAGGAGCTGGAGGATCGAGAACGTCTTTGAGCTCGAGGTGCCGCCCTGGTTGACGATGACCTTATAACCGTCATGGAAGGCCCTCAGGTTATCGTTAAAGACTGTCGTCGTCCTGAATGGCATTGTTCTTCTCTATGACTTCTTTTAGGGCCTCTGCCGTCTGGTCATTAGACACGAGGATCGAGGGCATCGATTTTAATTCTTTACCAAGAGTTGTGAGGTCGACAGATTGGTGGGGTTTACCCTCAATCCTATCGATGAGTGAGCTTATTGCCCTTGCATTGCCACCGAGACCCTCATGGATTTGGGCAGCGATTAGGGAGTGGTAGAAATTTTTCTGTGCCTTTAATTTTATGCGTCTAGTACTCTTTGTCTCACCGTCATCAGTCGTCCAAGAGATGTCAATCTTCTTCGACTTGAGCATCTCCCGGGCGGCCTCAGTGAAGTATTTGACGTCTGGCGGACGTCCCTTCGGGTTACCAGAGACACCTTTTGGAAATGGCATATGTTTGCTCCCACTGTTGATTATTGCTTATCACTTTTATAGATTTTTATCAACACATTATTTATGCGTGGATAATAAACTTTGAGATATACTATATTATAAGGCCGTAGCAATGAAAATATTGAATCCCCATGACTCTTAGGATGATTATAATAAAAAGAAGGACAAAATGGCGAAGAAAAAGACCATAAAACATTTCATCGACAACCTGTCATTGTACAAGATCACTGATGCTGATGACGGATCCCTAAAGGGGCATTACATCATCATCGACGATGAGGGTGACTTTGAGATCTTCGAGAAAAAGAGGGGACTGGCCGTTAAATACTTGGACAATCCCCTAAGGGTCCAGAAGGACCGACTGCAATACCTGGTCGCACTGGTCGACATGCACATGGAAAAGAATAGACTCTGCGTGAAATTTCGTGGTTGTGATGAGGTCTTATTTGTCAGGGAGTGCAAGTTGAAGACCATACCTGCAGAATTTGCGAGGTGCCACCGGCTGAGAAGAAACCTAGTCCGACGGATGCCCAATACAAAAGGCCGCAAGATACGTAGATCTTGCGGCCTTTTCTATGAGGATTCGTATGGCTATTTTATTATTTACCGGCATAGAAAAGTTCGACAGTCAAACCGTCAAACTTAGGATCCTCAAGTTTAAGTTCATCCATCCTTATCATCTCCAATTAGGTACGAGGACTGCACGGTCTTCATGCAAAAAGCATGATTGACAAATTAATAAAATACAAAGTAATTTCTTTGTAAATGAAAAGTAATAAAGCATAGCATTTGTCTGCATATCTAATCTCTAATTAATATATATATATACATATATATATATACATATATACTAATGTATGTTTATCTATATCTATCTACATCTTCTATTTATCTCTCTCTTTTTTTTATCTATATATCTAAATTTAAAATTATTGTAATTTGTAATATTGTATTATATCATTACTACATATAATCTAACAAGTCATCTAAAATTACCTTAATATCTGTAATCACATCTATAAAGTGACATCTTTTGGCGACATCAGAAATCTTACATTCTCTCAACGAGACTCTCTAGGCGACATCATATATTATTCTATGATAAATTTAAATTGGTGAGTTGACAATTGCTGATAAATTTATTATCTGTTTGTAAATATTCATTTGATAAGTCATATAAATAAGGAGAGGAGGAAAACATGACGATTGATGACAGTCACACGTTGATGCTGACGAGAAAGTACTGTAAGTGTAAGAAGTGTTCCTATGAGTGGATGACGACCAGACGGTCACAGGGCAGGCTGCCGCATGTGTGCCCGGCGTGTCACTCACCCTACTGGAATGATGATTATCTCTATGACATAAGACGGGACGAACACGGTAGAAAGATAAAGGAGGATGAAAATGGCCGAGAGACTGTCTGATGATGAGTTAAATGTGATACACCGTGGGGCACGTAGGGCCGTCGATGACTCTGACGACATCGAGGGATTGAGCGATGAGGTTAACACCATGACCATTGGAAATCGCGCAGAACGTCTATTACAATGTCTGGACATTAAGAAGTTGCCATTCATGATCCTGGGCTACGATGATGATAGCATCTGGTATTATAAGGATGATGGTGGGGTACGGTCCGTCAATATTAGTAAGCACACCGAGGACCAACTACTGTGGTTGGCAGATGAGCATGAGTGGATGTCAGCCTGCAATTATATTGAGGATGGTAAGCGCCCTAAGAAGTTCATGGGCATCATGAAACGTTTATTATTCATGCACGCTAAAAGGGTGGGTTGGTATAATCCATCAGAACATAGGGGAATAGGTGCTTGGATAGAGTCTGATAAGTCACGCGTCTATAATGACGGTGAGAGCATTTACCACCATGGAAAAAAGGTCCCTGTCAAAGAATTTAAGACCAGGTACATTTATAATGTCCACATTAAGAATGTCATCAATAATAGTGCAGTCCTACATCCGGAAATTCATGTCATTTTTAAATCCATGGGCCTATCCGAGTATAATCAGATATTACTGGGCGGTTGGTGTACGGTTGCACCCATC